GGCAAAGTGCTTGCGCCGCGACTGGCTATGCGGCACGAGAAGGAGATCGCACAAACGGTGCGGGATGAGGTGCGCCACACGATAGAGAGCGCCCGCGCGATGATGCTTGCGGACGAGGAGTTGTGATGGAAACTGTGCAGTACATCAACTGGGAGCTGCGCACGCTGCGCTGGCAGCTCGACCAAATGAAGCGCGCGCTGGCGGAGGAACCAGTGCAGTGCCGGCGCCCAACCAAGGCGGAGCCGCGGCCTCCCACGCCGGATGAGATTGCTGAGCGCCTGGCTCTCCGCTGCCTCGACATCCTCGAATTTCCACCGGAGAAAGTTTCGGACGCGCAATGGGATGAGCTGATTGTATTCTTTGGCGGCGAAAGGCTATCGGCGTAATTGGCCCGATCTAGTAGCATATCGACCCTGCCCTTCGCGTCCGCGAAACGGATCGTTGAGGACGTCCTCGCAGTGCCCGATCGGCTGCCCGCCTCCGCATGGGCGGAAGGCCGGCTGGTGCTCAACGAAAAGGACTCGCCGGAGCCTGGGCCGCTCAGGCTTAGCCGCACGCCGTATCTGCGCGAGCCGCTCGACTGCTTCGCGGATGAGAACGTCAGCGAGATCACCATCGAGGCGGGAACTCAGCTCGGCAAGACGCTGTTTTCCTTCGCGTGCCTGGGCTACGCCATCGACCAGGACCCCGGCACGTGCTTGTACGTGATGCCCGACGAGCAGACGGCAAAGAAAGTTTTGAAAACCCGCATCGTCCCGTTGATTCACAGCAGTCCGGATCTCCGTCGCCATTTGGCTGGCCAGCGGAGCGACATCAGCGAGGTGCGGCTCGACTTCGACCGGATGATTGTGTTCAGCGCCTGGGCGCAATCGCCCGCGTCGCTCGCGTCGATCCCGTGCCGCTATGTGATCCTCGACGAGCTGGATAAGTATCCGCGATGGAGTGGCCGCGAAGCGGACCCGGCCGCGTTGGCTGAGGAGCGGACCAAAAACTTCTGGAACCGGAAGATCATCCGCGTCAGCACGCCGACGACGTTAGGCGGTTTGATTCACCGCTACTACCGGCACAGCGACAGACGCCGCTACTGGGTTCCATGCCCACACTGTGGCGAGTACCAGGTCCTCGTGTGGCAGCAGGTGAAATGGGATCATGGTGCGCGCCTCGAACGCATCAAGGAACTCGGGCTCGCATGGTACGAATGTGAGCACTGCAAAGAGCGTATCGAGGACAGCCACAAACCCGCGATGCTGGAGCGCGGTGTCTGGGCACCGGCCGGGTGCACGGTGGCAAATGACGGATCGCTGAAGGGCCAGCCGGAAGGCGGATCACACCCCGGGTTCCATCTGTCGAGCCTGTACTCGCCGTGGGTGAAATTCGGTGACGCGGCATTCACGTTTCTCGATGCAAAGAACGATCCTGCCAAGCTGATGAACTTCGTCAACAGCTGGTTGGCGGAGGTCTGGCAAGAGAAAATCGACGAGGTCGACGATGAAGGCATACGGGCGCTGCGGCGTCCGTACAGGCTCGGGCGTGTGCCCAAAGACGCAGTGGTCTTGACGGCCGGCGCGGACGTCCAGGCTGATCGCGCGTATTACGTCGTGCGGGCGTGGGGGTACGGCGAAACGTCCTGGCTAGTCGATTACGGCCTGCTGTACGACGACGACGCCGAGCGCATCGCCGAACTGGGCGGCTCGCCGAAATCGTGCCTCGACAAGCTGCCCATCGGGAAAGCATATCCCATCGACGGCACTGACGACGTCATGCCGATCGCGCTGTGGTGCATTGACGCACGTCACCGGACGGACGAGGTGTACATCTTTGCGCGAAGGCACCGGGACACCGTGCGGGCAATTATGGGTAGTCCTACGGATCTCAAAGGTGGTTTGTATTACGCGTCGAAAGTGGATCGCAATCAGAAAACCGGTGGCGCGCTGAAGGGTAGCCAGATGATCTGGCACATCGACACCGTTCGCTTCAAAGACAGGATCAACCGTTTGCGTACTGAACAACCTCCGGTGTGGTTTCTCAGTGATGACGTCGATGCGGATTATCTGCAGCACATCACGGCCGAGGAAAAAGTGATTGAAAGGACCTCACGCGGCAGAGCGAGGTCCGTGTACACGTTGCGGCCGGGCCACGAGCGGAACGACTGGTGGGACTGTGAGGTCTATGCGACCTGTGCCGCGGATATGCGTGGCGTCCCCCATTTGCAACCACAAAACGAGCGGCCGCGGAAAGTACAGGTTAAAGCGCAGAGCTGGATCCCGCGAAAGAAAGGATGGGTGAGGTAACGATGAAGTGCCCGCACTGCAACGCCGAGATCAAGGGCAAGACCGTGCTGTACACAACCACGGTCGCGACGGCCGAAGGTGAGTATATCCGCCGGCGGCGGTGGTGCCCAAAATGCCAGTATCGATGGTGGACAATTGAGGTCATGCAGAAGACACCTATACATGGCCTAAATTAGCTATACATAGCACAAGCGAAAAGGTGGACAAAAAACGAAAGTTTTGGGAAAATAGATCCATGAAGCGTAGGTTCGTGAACGTCCGAAACTGGCACGCTGCGCCACAGGCCGCGCCGCGTGAACAGGCGTTGCGCGAACAGATACGTCGCCACGAGATTGGCGCTCAAATCGCACGGGCCAAGCTGTTGGAGTTGCTGGCCGCACAGTTAAAACGGGGTTAGCCACCGAGTCTAGGCTCGCTCGCGCCCCTGTGTCCTGGGTCGTTCGCCTCCTCAGGACATGGGGGCGCTTTTTCTTTGGAGAAATATGGCTACAGCGGCGGAAATAGTTGCAGCGATCGACCTGTATGTGTCCGGACAGCTCGAAGCCGGCGGCGTGCAGGACTACATGATCGGCAGCAGGCGCATTACGCGTTACCCGATTGCCGACATTCTGAAGCTGCGCTCCTACTATGCCAAACAGGCGGCCGCGTCTACGCGCGGGGCTGACGTGACCTACGTCAAGTTCGCGAGGCCCGGCTGATGCGCAGCAGCCAACAGCACGGATGGTTGGATCGCATGGGCCGCGCGCTCGACACGGTAATCGGCGTGGTATCGCCTTACCGTGCAGTCCGGCGCGAGTCCGCTCGCAACCGGCGCTATGCGCTTCAATCCGCAAGTCGCATTCTGCAGGCCCGGCTGGACGCCTCCGATGCGGCGTCCATAACGCGTCTGACATCGAGCTGGACGACTACCGCAGGCTCGCCCGATGCGGACGTCCTGGACGACCTATCGAGGCTTCGGGGCCGGTCGCGCGATCTCGCGCGGAATAACGGGCATGCCTCGGGAATCATCGGAGCAATAGTCAACAACGTCGTGGGGACAGGTATTCGCCTGCAGAGCCAGGCGGACGGCGAGCGCCTCGGACTGAGCGAGGATGCGACAGATGCCCTCAGGGATGCCCAGGAGGCTGTCTGGTCGCGCTGGGCGAAACGTTGCGACGCTGCCGGCGGGCTCACGCTGTACGCGTTGGAGCGCCAGGTGTGCAGGCAACTCCTGGAGAACGGCGAAGCGTTTCTCGTGCGCGCTGCCGTCAAGGGCAGGCCGTTCCGGACCGCGTGGATGCCCATTGAGGCTGACCGGGTGGATTCGCCGCCGGAGTGGGATTACCGGCGCGACGTTGATGTCCGCAAGGGCATTGAACTGGGGGCACAGGGTGAACGACTGGCCTACTGGATTCTGCCGCACCATCCCGGCGACGACCGGACCGTGCGCCCCAGAATGCCCCAACGCGTGCCAGCATTCGACAAAGACGGCCGGCCGAACGTCCTGCACATCTACGATCAGCGGCGCCCCGGCCAGCGCCGAGGCGTTCCGTTTCTGCGCCCGGTGATGGGCTACTTCGAGCACCTGAGCCAGTACCTGGAAGCCGAGCTCGTGGCGGCGAGGATAGCGGCCTGCTTCGCGCTCATCATCAACGAGGACGGCGACGGCGGCATTGGCGGTGGACACGGCGAACTCACGACGGTAGACGGCCAGGTAGTGGAGAGCCTTGAGCCCGGCATGATTCTCAGAGGCTCGGGGATTGAGCCAACACAGGTGAAGCCGGACCGGCCGGGCGACACGTTCGCGCCGTTTGTCGAAAACGTGTTGCGAGCGATCGCGGCGGGATGCGAGTTGCCATACGAGGTCATCTCGAAAGATTTCTCGAAGAGCAATTACAGCAACATGCGCGGCGCATTTTTGGAGGCCAGGCGGTTCTTCCGCATCCTCCAGCAGATGATCAGCGACGGCCTCGTGCTCCCCTCGTGGGAGCTCGTGCAGGAAGAGGCGTTTCTGCGCGGCATGGTGGCCATGCCCAATTTCTACTCACAACGCGACGCGTATTTGCGCGCTAGCACGATCCCCCCGGGCTGGGAGTGGGTAGATCCCAAAAACGAAGTTGAGGCGGCGCTATTGGCGATCGGTGGGAACATCGCCACCCAGGCCGAACAGATCGCCGCGCGCGGCGGGGATTACGACGAGGTGCTGAAACAGCGAGCCCGGGAGGTACGCAAAGCGCAGGCCCTGGGGCTTCAGGAGGAAGAAGAGCGTGAAGGGAATCAGACTCGAAAAGAAGGGTAAGCGCCTCGAACTCGACCTGTACGGCACGGTCGGTTCCATTTGGGATGACGGCATCAACGCGGCCAAGGTCGTCGCGCTCCTGCGCAACGCCGAGGACGTGACCGAGATCGAGTGCCGAATCAATTCGATGGGCGGCAATGCGTTTGACGGCATTGCCATTTTCAACGCGCTCA